TGTAATTCGCACATCAACAAGTGGCAGTGCAAGTGACGCACGGTTTGTAACACAGGCTAACTGGAATGTCGATAAACTGGATGGTACTGGTCCTAGCGGATACACACTAGATGAAACAAAGACTCAGATTCTTTTGATTGACTATGAGTGGCTTGGTGTTGGCACAGTTCGTGTAGGTTTTGTAATTGATGGTAAGAACGTAATCTGCCACAAGTTTCATAACGCTAACAATCTCACTGAAGTCTATATGAAGACAGCTATCCTGCCGATACGTTACGAGATTACCGCAACAGATACTATTGGTTCTGCCGCTACAATGAAACAAATTTGTAGCACAGTCATAAGCGAAGGCGGCTACCAACAAGATGTAAACGAATTGGCTGCACAACGAACTACTACGCTTTCAAGTATCGGTCTAACAACCTTACCTTTAGTATCCGTCCGTTTGAATAGTGGTTCTCTTGATGCTGTTGTACTTCCACAAATTGTTAAAGTCTTGCCTACTACTGGACAAGATTACATTATAACACTTGTTCGTAATGCCACATTAACAAGCCCATCTTGGGATACCGGCACATTTACCAATGTGGATTATGATGTAAGTGCTACCGCAATGACAGGTGGTGAAGTTGTACAACTAGACTATATTACGAATACTGTACAGGCTGGTAGTGGCGTTGACGCACCAACAGGTTACAAGTTTAGTTTGCAGCTTGGCAGAACAATAGGTGGCACAAGCGATATTATGACGGTTGGTATTCGTACTGCCGTAACAGGTACACCTTCAGGTTCAGCTATTGGCTCACTTATTTTTTACGATTTGACCAGCGGAGTGTAAGGATGTCCGAACGTAAAAAACGCACCCTTGCCCTCGAACTCACAACGGCAAACCAAGACATTTATACGGTTCCGACACGGTTTACAACCGACATCAACAGCATCTATATCAACAATGCTTCTAGTTCGTCGGTTACGTTTAGCTTAGATTGGTACGAAGCATCGACCACAACCTTTCACACTCTTGCTGAAACAGTCGAACTGCCAGCAAATTCGTTACTGCAGATTACAGATTACCCCTTGTATTTAATCGGTGGTGACAAACTAAGGGGCCTTGCAAGCGCAAATAGTTCCGTAAATATTTCAATATCCCTTGAGGAGTTTTTCGAAACTTCCTTGTAAACTGCCTATAAGGAGAATACCAAATGGCAATCACAACTGCAATGTGTACCAGCTTTAAGTCTGAGCTTCTAGGTGGCTTACACGATTTAGACACAGACTCACTTAAAATTGCTCTCATCAAAGCGTCCCCATCAGGAACCTATGGTGCGGCAACAACTAACTACTCAAACGTGACAGGAAATTCAGACGAAGCATCAGGTACAGGCTACTCTGCCGGTGGACAAGTCTTAGACGGTGCGTCTATTTCAGTTAGCGGTACTACTGCCATCGTTGACTTTACTGATGAAGTATTTTCAAACGTAACCATATCAACTGATGGTTGTATTATCTACAATACAGCAAACTCTAACTCTGCAATTGCCGTTATCGACTTTGGTGGAACTGTTTCTGCTACTGCCGGTGACTTAACAATTGAATTTCCTGCTGCTGACGCATCTAATGCTGTAATTCGCATAGCTTAGAAAGTAAACCCCCGTGTCCGTTACCCTAAACCAAGCTAATTATGGTACTGGTGTCTACGGCACTGCACGGTATGGCGAATACTTTGTAACTATAAACACTGGAGTTGGTGCCTCAGGGTCTGTAGGCTCTGTCACAGAAAATGTTAGTGAAGCACTGGCAGGTGTATCCGCTACAGGCACAGTTAACACAGTTAATACAACAGCAGATGCTAGCACTACGTTAACCGGTGTATCCGCTACAGGCACAGTTAACACCGTTAATACAACAGCAGATGCTAACGTTACGTTAACAGGTGTTTCTGCTACAGGCACAATTAACACAGTTAATACAATAGCGGATGCCAGCACTACGCTGACCGGAGTATCAGCTACAGGCACAGTTAACACTGTCAGTACAACAGCGGATGTTAGCACCACGTTAACAGGTGTTTCTGCTACAGGCGTAGTTAACACAGTTAATACAACAGCGGATGCCACTACTACTTTAACAGGCGTATCAGCTACAGGCTCTGTCAATACTGTTGGTATAGGTAATAGCACCACACTGACAGGGGTTTCTGCAACTGGTTCGGTCAATACTGTTAACACTACTACAGGTATTAGAGTAGCAATAACCGGCGTATCTGCTACGGGTGTTATTAACACTGTCAGTACAACAGCAGATAGCAGTATTACACTAACAGGTGTGTCTTCTACAGGAACAATTGCTCCAGTAGTAGTTGGTGGATTTGAAGTAGATGTTAGTGAGACTATTGCTTCTGGCGTAGGTGCCACTGGTGTAGTTAATTCTGTACAAGTTAACTTGACGGAAAAGCTTGCAAGCGTATCAGCAACAGGTTCTGTTAACACTGTTACTACAACAGCAGATGGTAGTAATACACTATCAGGAGTATCTGCTACAGGTTCCGTTAACACTGTTAGTCTAACAGCAGATAGTAGTATTACACTATCAGGAGTATCAGCTACTGGTTCCGTAAATACAGTAATAACAAGAGTAGGTGCCACTACGGTATTAACCGGAGTATCAGCTACTGGTTTTGTAAACACGGTTAACGAAAAACCAACTGAAGCATTAGCCAGTGTATCAGCTACAGGTTTAATAGGCTCTGTAGGTATTAGTAATACTGTTACGATAACAGGTGTTGCAGGTACTGGCTCCATAGGTTCTGTGGGTGTTGGCAACAGTGTTACACCAACTGGAGTTGTAGGCACTTTTTTCATAGGAACTGTGACGTACTCAGGAGTGCAGTTTGACTACAACGCGGTTCGCGAACTGTACGACAGACGACGTACTGCAACAATAGACAGGGCAGCTTAAAAATGCCACTTACAACTTACGAACGAACAATCAACGTTCCTCAAGAAACACGGGTTGTTGCGGTAGAAAGTATCGGCAACAGCTTTACAAGAACAGTCTACGTGGAGTAATCTATGTCATACAAATGGCCTTTCAAAGACCCCGGAGAGACGCTCGACTACAGCATGGACTGGTCGCGCTTTCTTGGTGCCGCAACCATCTCCACAGTCGTCTGGTCTGTGGAAACCGACGACTATTCCACCCGTACTATCTTGGCTTCGGGTCAGGACCTGACTACCGCATCAGGCGGAGCAACCACTGACAGTATCCAGAATGTGTCCCAAACCCAGACCAACACGGTTGCCACCATCAATATCGGCAGTGGAGTAAACACCAGAGACTACACGTTTTACTGCACGATGACAGACACCACAGGCAGCACAGCTATTCGCTCCGTTAACCTCAAAGTAAGGACCCGGTAACTATGGCCTATGATTATCTCAGCTTAACCAACGATGTTGCCAAACGCCTAAATGAGACGCAGTTAACCTCTGCGAACTTTGCGTCAGCCACCGGGTTTTACAGCGCAATCAAAGAGGCTGTGAACTCTTCTATTCGCCACATCAATCAAGCCCATTTTAGCTGGCCTTTCAATCACAATACGTATCAACAAACTTTGACTGCGGGGGTTACTCGATATCCTATCCCTTCCCAAGCAAAATATGTTGATTTTGATACCTATCGGGTTCGCAGGGACGCTACTTTAGGTATTGGTAGTGCAAGACACCTAACTCAACTTTCTTACGATGAATACGTTGATCGGTTCATAGATCAAGAGGACGAAACCAACACGGCTCTAGGTGCAGTTCCAGAGCGTGTGTTCCGTACCCAAAACGGTGAGTGGGGCGTAGTTCCTATGCCGGACAAAGCCTATCAGGTAGACTTCGAATATTTCATGGACCCTGTTGACCTAATCCTATATACGGATGTTCCGACGGTTCCAGAGCGGTTCCGCCACGTTATTATCGACGGTTCTATGTACTACGCCTACATGTTCCGTGACAACATTGAAATGGCTTCTGTATCACAACGTAAGTTTGACGAGGGTATCAAGCAGATGAGAACCGTGACTGTCAACGAAAACGTCTATATGAGAGCATCGTAGAGTATGCCGGACCGTTGGCAAACATACGCCATCGAATTTAAGGATGGCCTCATCACGAACATG